CCGCCGCCGGAGATGTACAGAAAACGAATGACTTGCTCTTAAAGACAGCCTTACCGCTTCTGATGGGAATAAAGACGAATGATGGAATACCGATTCTTTATACGGGGGTGTGAGTATGAAATGCAGACAGTGTGGAAAAGAACTTGAACCATATTGGAGTACCGGCATTTGCCTTGAGTGCTCAAGAGAAAACATGAAAAAGGTATTCAGAGAAAACCCTGAAGTAAAGCAAGCATTTCGTGATACTATTGAAGAACTTAAAAAACCTGAGAATATTGAGAAAATGGCTAAAAATACAGCTAATTTTATAAATACTGTTCAGGCGTTAAGGAGTGATAAATGATGGACATTTCAACACTTGGCTCATGCATCGCAATCGTTATGATTTGCTACATCGTAGGAATGGGCTGTAAAGCATCAAAAAGAATCTCTGATGAATGGATTCCAGTAATCATGGCGGTTATTGGCGGAATTCTCGGAGCTGTCGGAATGGGAGTTATCCCGGATTTCCCGGCATCGGACTATATCACGGCGGTTGCAGTCGGTATGTTTAACGGATTGTCGGCTACTGGTGTGAATCAGGTTATTAAGCAGACAGTGCAGAAAGAATAATTAAGGAGAGGGTATCATGTATAGCAAAACTGTGACGATTTTTGATTATTATGAATCAGCCACGACAGGAGATGCATACTGGTATCCTCATGTTTTATCCGGTGTTGACCTCATTACGGACAAGGGGGCAATTCTTAAAAAGTACGGACCAGACGCAACTGACAACGCACAGTTACACATTCGTTATACTGTTCAGAATGGCGATATAACCATTACTGACAAGAATGGTAAGATTCTCCCATGGGTGCCAGTTAAAGAGTGGAAAAGGCAGATTAACAACGCTCTGGAAGACACTATTACATTCTCAGATGAATCATTCTTCTGGGAGGGTGAGTGGACTGGTGGAACGGTATCTGATGGTGATTATCGGAATGGATTCTACCAGTACATGAATGAGAACAAGGACAACGTGTTTAAGATTACCAGTGTAGGCGGTCCGTATACGCTGATTCCACATTTTGAGATTCTGGGTAAGTAATATGAGTAAGATTCATCATTTCAAAGGATTCTCCATAGTCGATGGAGATATGAAAATCAAGCTGAATATGGACAGGTTTTCCAGACAGTATCAAGAAGCCCAGTATCTCCTTGACGGAATGGTTATGGACAGCATGGTTCCATTTATGCCAATGATTACCGGAAATTTTATCAATCGGACAAGAGTTGAGAGTACATCTTTGCAAGGAACTGGGAAAGTATGCGCGGCGGCGGCTCCTTATGGGCGTTTTCTGTACGAGGGGAAAGGAATGGTTGATGAAGCAACTGGAAGTCCCTACGCAAGACGTGGAGCAAAGAAAGTTCTTGTTAGTCAGTTTTCTGGTCAGACAGCCGCAAAGGAAAATCTTGAATACACCAAACAAATTCACCCACAGGCACAAGCAAAGTGGTTCGATGCCGCTAAACGACAATACGGCGACACATGGATTCGTAAAGTAAAAACACAGGCAGGAGGTGGCAGACATGGCGGATAAACCTATCGGAAAAGATGCAACTGGATATGAGATTCTGACAGATGCCATGAAAGCACTTCTAAACCAGTATCCAGGGTTATACGAAAATGAAACAATCAAGTTTGAAGAACTCGGCAAAGAATCAGGAATTGCGTTCTCGGCAGACAACGGGGCGTTGATCTATTCAGAGAAAGAAGACGTTTGCGGAACGATGCATCAGGTATGTCAGTACCCATTTTACGTGGTATATCGTACAGCATCTGACAAAGAAAGGCAGAAACTATCTGTTCAGAAGTTCCTTGACAATCTCGGTAAATGGATATGCCGGGAACCAGTTATTATAAATGGCTCTGAGACGCGTTTAAATGTGTTTCCAGAGCTTTCACAGGGACGAGTGATAAAGCGCATCACCCGTGACAACTCCTATGGTTTAGAGCCACAGGAGAGTGGCGTGCAGGACTGGCTATTGCCATTGTCAGTACGCTACGAAAACACTTATGAAGTAATATAACAAGTAACAACCGGCTATCAATTGGAGATAGTCGCTAACCTACACAGCCTTTAAAGTTATAGGCAGAAAGGACATTTCTATGCCAGTTACAGGAAAAATTGACCGTAAATATATGGCTCATTACGTTGATTCAGGTTCTCTCTGTGGAGGACTGACACCGAAATATGAGCGTCTTGGAAAAGATCTGGAAGAGTATAACGTAGAACTCAATCCGGATACTGAAACATCTAAAAACATTCTCGGAGAATCCACATTTAAGCATAATGGCTACGAAGCTTCTTCTGACGCTGATCCGTTCTATGCAGATACCACATCGGATCTGTTCGAAAAGCTTCAGCAGATTGTAGACGAACGTCTTAAAGACGATAATTTGAAAACAAGTGCAGTTGAAGTACATCTCTGGAAAGAAGCAACAGCCGGTAAATACGAAGCATACAAGCAGGATTGCCATGTTGTGCCAACATCCTACGGCGGCGATACATCCGGTTATCAGATTCCATTTACAGTGAACTACGTTGGAGAACGTGTCAAAGGAAAATTCGACATTACTTCAGGAACATTTACAGCTGACAGCGAATAATTTTTTTTAGGAGGATATAGAAAATGGCAAAAACAATTAACACAAACATTGATGATGGATTTCTTCTTTTCACATTCACGAACAAACAGGGTGAAGTGTTTTCTTCATTCAAACTGAACCCTACTGATATTAACGTTGCAGCAAGAGCAGAAGAATTGGAAACTTTCTTTGAACAGGCTCAGGAATCTGTTAAAAATGTTTCTTCTAGTAAAGAGATGGCGGAGATTAATAAGCAGATTGAGGACAAAATCAATTATATGCTCGGATACGAAGCATCTAAGGATTTATTTAAAGAACCAATTACCGCAACAACTGTTTTTGGAAATGGTCAGGTGTTTGCCTATATCGTTCTGGACAAAATCAATGAAGCGCTTACTCCGGAAATTGAAAAGAGAAAGAAAAAAATGCAGGAAGCGGTCAATAAGTACGTGGAGAAATATACAAAATGACCGCCTATGAGCTCCCCACCTCACTTAACATCAGTGGGGTGGATTTTTCTATTAGAACTGATTTTCGAGCGATCATTGATATTCTAATAGCCATGAATGACCCAGAATTGGACGAGCAAGCGAAAGCAGTTGTTATGTTGCAGATTCTATTTGAGGATTGGCAAAGCATACCCCCAGAACATCTTACAGAAGCTTGTCAGAAAGCTTGCGAGTTTATCGACTGTGGACAAACTGACGATAGTCCGAATAAGCCCAAACCCCGTTTGATGGACTGGGAACAGGATGAAGACATGATTGTTCCGGCGGTAAACAAAGTTGCCGGCAAAGAAGTCAGAGCCGTACCGTATATGCACTGGTGGACGTTCTTCGGATATTTCATGGAATCCGGTGAATGCCTGTTCAATACAGTTGTTGGAATCCGGTCAAAAAAGGCAAAAGGCGAACGCCTGGATAAATGGGAAAAGAAATTCTATCAGGAAAATAAGAATATTATTGACATAAAAACACGTCTCAGCGATGAAGAGCAAGCTTATAAAGATAAGCTGAATGAGATGTTGGACCTCAAATAGTTAGGAGGTGGACACATGGCTGCTGATGGCTCAGTCATTATTGATACCAGAATGGACACATCAGGCGTGCAAAACGGCGTATCGGCAATTAGGCAATCATTCAATGGGCTTGGTAGCGTAGTAAAGAAATTAGGCGTACTAATTGGCGGAGTATTCGCAATTGGAAAACTGGCGCAGTTTGGAAAAGAGTGTACAAAACTTGGTTCAGATTTAAACGAAGTTCAAAGTGTTGTGAATGTAGTTTTTCCAAATATGACTGAAAAAGTTAACGAGTTTTCAAAAAAAGCAGTAAAGACAGCAGGCTTGTCAGAAACAATGGCAAAAAAATATGTAGGCTTATTTGGATCAATGGCAAAACAGTTTAACTTTACGGAATCACAGGCCTACGATATGTCAACACAGCTTACCCAGTTAGCAGGAGATGTAGCTTCTTTTTACAATATTAGTCAGGATTTAGCATATATCAAGTTAAAGTCTGTATTTTCCGGTGAAACAGAAACATTAAAAGATATCGGGGTTGTAATGACTCAAAATGCACTTGATGAATATGCATTGGCTAACGGATACGGCAAAACCACATCTGCCATGACTGAACAGGAGAAAGTTGCTCTCCGCTTGGCTTTTGTGCAGAAGCAGTTGTCTGCCGCATCTGGTGACTTTATCCGAACATCTGACAGCTGGGCGAACCAGGTCAGAGTGATGCAGTTACAGTTGCAATCTCTCAAGGCAACAGTCGGACAGGGATTAATCAATCTCTTCACTCCCGTTTTGAGAGTTATTAATATCTTGCTCGGTAAGTTAGCAACTCTGGCAAATGCCTTCAAGTCATTTACGGAATTAATCACCGGAAAGAAATCATCTGGCCAGACAGGCACAAGTGGTGCAGGTCTTGTCGGAACAGATGCAATAGCTGATACGGCAGACCAATATGGAAATGCTGCCGACAATGCCGAAAAGCTGGCAGATGCAACAAATGATACAGCGGACGCAACCAAGAAAGCTACTAAGGCGGCAAAAGGATATCTTAGTCCTCTCGACGAAATAAATAATTACTCAACGGATAAAAGTGCGGATTCATCGTCAAAAGTACCGGGCGCAACTGGCGGACTTGCAGATCAGATGAAAGATGCTGTACAAAATGTTGATTATGGGAAATTGGCAGAGGGTGAGACAGTTCTTGATAAAATGTCAAAACCGCTAAAAAAGATAATCGACAGATTTAAACAGTTGGCTAAGTTAATCGCAAAAGGATTCTGGGATGGGTTAGGAGACTACGAGCCGATTTTTGACGGAATAAAGAAAGACCTTGATTCTATATGGAAATCCTTAAAGGATATCTTTACTGATTCAGAAGTTACTAAAGCAGCAAATAATTTTCTTGATTCATTTGCATATGCAATTGGACAAGTTGCCGGCTCATTTGCCAGAATTGGATTGACAATTGCGCAAAACATTATAGGCGGAATTGAAAAGTTTTTAAAGCAGAACACGCAAAGAATAAAGAACTATCTGATAGATATGTTCAATATCGGCTCTGAAATTTCGAAAATCGCAGGAAATCTTGCAGTTGCTTTCGCTGATGTTTTCTCAGTCTTCGGCGGAGAAACCGCACAGCAGATTACTGCGGATTTAATCGGAATCTTTGCTGAAATCGGAATGGTTCTTACAGAAACGGCTGCAAAACTTGGCAGAGATATCCTTAACATGATTGCGCAGCCTTTTATCGACAACAAGGACATTTTAAAGTCCGCAATCGAGGGTAGCCTCGGAGTAATAGAAACTGTAACAAGTGGGGTCTTAACAGTTGTTCAAAACCTTAGTGACGCAATATCGAGGTTATACGATGAACACGTAAAGCCGTTCTTTGATTCTATAGCGAATGGATTATCAAGCATATTTGAGACTCTGATAACTGGATACAACACCTATGTTCTTCCAGTTTTGCAAGGACTGGCAGAACAGTTCAAAGGGCTATTAGAGGGACCATTAGGGGATGCGATTTTAAAGATAGAAACATTCCTCGGAAAACTCATTGATTCTCTGAAACTTCTGTGGGAGTCGGTATTAGTGCCTTTGATTAACTGGATAATCGCGAATTTGCTTCCGGTCGTGGCAGAAATAATTAACGTTGTAGGCACCGTAGCAATAAAAGTTATGAAATCATTAATTAAAATAATTGGTGATGTAGCAGATACACTGAGCGGAATCATTGATTTTCTTGTCGGCGTTTTCACAGGAGACTGGGAACTGGCTTGGCAGGGAATAAAAGAGATTGCGGATGGAGCATGGAGTTTTATCAAAGATGTTGTGTCAGGTGCGTGGGAGATAATTAAAACCGTAACAAAAGGCGCGTTGAGTATAATAAAGAGCATCATCAGTACTGCTTGGAATGCGATTAAAGCATTGACTTCAACAATCTGGAACGCAATCAAAAAGACACTTTCTGGCCTTTGGAGCTCTCTTAAATCCACAGCCAGCACAGTATTTAATGCAATTAAAACAAAAGTTGCGAGCGTATGGGATAGCGTAAAGAATAAAACATCCCAAGTATGGGAAAATGTAACTACATTTGTTTCTAATAAAGTAGAAGCGATAAAAAATGCTATCATCAATAAGTTTAATGCCGCCAGAGATGCAGTCAGATCTGCATTTGAAGGCATTGTGGATTTTATTAAAGCTCCGATTAATCAGGCAATCAGCATTGTTAATAATGCAGTTGGGATGATTAATAATGCAATTGGTGGAATTGAATCTGCATTTTCCTTTGGACCCTGGACTGTTCCAACACCGTTTGGTTCAAAGACTATTGGATTTCATGCGACATTTCCACGTATCGGAACTATCCCATATCTGGCCAGTGGCGCAGTTATTCCGCCAAGGTCAGAATTCCTTGCGGTATTAGGTGACCAGAAGAAAGGAAATAACCTGGAAGCACCGGAAAGCCTATTACGGCAGATCGTCCGGGAAGAGTCAGGAAAAGGGCAGGGAGATGGAAATACCTACAATGTTACAGTTAATGCATCTGGCAGAAAACTGTTAGATATTATTATCAGTGAAGCTGAAATGAGAAGAAACCGGAATGGGAAGAACCCATTTGAGTTAGCGTAAGGAGAAGAATATGCCGCAGGAACAATTTAAAATAGACAACGTTGTTATAAGAGCACCGGATAGTTACAAACCGGTGTTCGCAACCACTTCTACGGAAGACTCTAAAAGAAGTCAGGATTTGATTATGCACAATACACCAATGGGAACAATTGGTGGGTATGACATGCAATGGGGCGAGCTTACATGGGCTGAAATAGCAACCATACTAAATACTGTACTTAACAAAAGTCAATTCACATTCCACCATAAAGACCCAACTATTCCGGGAAGATGGGTAGACAGAACATTCTACGCATCAAATTTTAATATGGCTGCGCAAACTCTGAAAGATGGGGAAGAAAAGTGGACAGATTTGTCTATTAATGTAAGGAGGGTTGAGCCGATTTGATAAATGTATCTACTCAGTTGAAGAAAGAATCTCTTACAAACAGAAATTATTACGTGACAGCAAATGTTACATTGTCAAATGGTACAACTCTTAAGCTAGGCAAAAAAGACTTTTATCTGTCTGGAAATAGTCTCGTAGATTCAGCAGACTCTGGGGACTTTCCGGTGGGTGTGGCAATCGAAAAAACAGCAAGCTTATCATTAGTAAACGATGACGGACGCTTTGACGGATATAATTTTAACGCTGCAAGGTTTGTTATCTTTCTCAATGTGCAGTTATCCGACAGGATAGAAGCTATAAAGAGAGGTACTTATATTGTATCGAAAAAGCCTGCAACAGCGAGTGAAATAAGTCTTTCTCTCTTAGACAAAATGCATAACGCTGATAAGACATATGATTCTAATTTGTCTTTTCCTTGTACGACCAAGGAACTGCTTTCAGAGTGCTGTCGGCAGTGTAATATTACGCTCGGTGATGCGACGTTCCCGAATTCAAACTTTCAGATTCAACAAGCACCATCTAGCGCAACGTATCGTACAGTAATCGGAATGTGTGCCGGGATAGCCGGTGGAAATGCAAGAATCGACGAAAATGACTTACTTAGGATTATTACATTTGATAAGACATTTACCAATACGACTATTTACGATGGTGGAGCAGTAAAAAATTGGACAGGTGGCGATAATCTGGATGGTGGCGCGCTTAATCCGTGGACGACAGGGACTGTGATTGATGGTGGTACGTTAAGCAATAACGATTATCACGCGTTATTTTCGATTCAAAATCTACAATATGATGTAGACGATGTTATTGTAACAGGCGTTAAGTACGTAGAGGACGAGATTGAATATATGTCGGGTCAGGACGGCTATGTACTTACTATTGATAATCAGCTACTGTCAGGAAATGCACAGGCAGGAGTCGAAGCTATTGGAAATCAATTAATCGGTTTGCGAATGCGTCCTTTCTCATGTGACGGAATTGCCAACGGATACGCCACTTTCGGAGACCCAGTCGAATTTATCGACACTAAAAATCGTGTTTTTAGATCATTTGCAACTAATGTAGAATTTGTGTTTGGCGGCTCAACATCATGGAGCTGTAGCGCAAAGAGTGCCGAAGAAGATGCAAGCGAGTTTATTGGTGAACAGCAGGCAGCGGTAGAACAAGCGAAAAAAGACGCAGAGAAAAAGCTGTCTGCGTATGACGTAAAGCTCAAACAAATGAATGAGCTTGCAGCAAACACATTGGGTTTCTTCTATACAGAGGAAAGGCAAGAAGATGGTTCTGTAATTACGTACCGGCATGATAAACCTACACTTGCTGATTCTAAAGTAATCTATAAAACAGGAGTTGATGGTTTCTTCTTATCCATAGACGGTGGTCAGACTTGGAAAGCCGGATTTGACAGCAATGGCGATGCTGTACTGAACATCCTCTACGCAATTGGCATCCAGTCAGAATGGATTAACACAAGAGGCTTCACAGCGAAAGACAATAACGGGAATACGACATTAGGAATAGATGCCGACACAGGCGCTGTCACATTAGAGGTTGAAAACTTTACACTGAAAAGTAGAACTATTGAACAGATCGCCAAGGACGTTGTGGATGGGTCAGTTCGTAATGTGACTATCCCGAACTATTATGGCACGTATACACCAACATTGCAGAATTATCCGGCATCTGAGTGGAAAAGTGAAGAATATGAAAAGCATGACGGCTCGATATTCATGAACTTCTCTACAAGCCAGGTATATATGTTTTCTGGGACTGATGGCGCTTGGCGGGAACTGGATGCTGAAAAAATTGTCAATTTTGAAAGAGTTTTTAACGCTTTAACGGATAACGGTAAGCAAGAGGGAATTTATATGCAGAACGGACATCTGTATATAAATGCTTCCTATATTAAATCCGGACAGATTTCAGCTGATTTGATTAATCTGAAGAACATCAACGTTACAAACAGTTCTGGAGTATCAACATTTGCGATTGATAACTACGGAAATGTTACGCTCAAGCCTAATACATTTGCGTTAACAAACGGTGATACAATATATAGTGTTGCGGAAGATAAAGCTTCGACAGCGTTATCGAATGCGAATCGCTATACAGACAATGCACTTAGTGATCTCGACATAGGGAAAATGTCAAAACAAGAGATTATTAATGTACTAAGCGACAACAGCAATAATAAAGGTCTGTATCTATCAAATGGTAATGTGTACATGAATGCCGATTATATTAACACGGGTGAATTAGCAGGATGGAAAGTTGGACTTAAAAAGCTTTCGGCAAGTGGTACGTATGGAGAAGTAACGCTAGATGCTTCAGCTGGAGAGATCTATTCAGAGACGAATACAGGAATATATGTGCCGGGGTATGGGACACTGTATGGAACACGAATTAGAGGAATTAATCTTTATACAGGAACCGTACACGCAAGCTCAGCCTCGATTGGTACTAGTGTTTCGGCGGACAGCGTTTCGACATCAAAAAAAATTGAAGTAGGTACACATGTAGAAGCCAGTGGTCATTTCTACAGTGGAGGTACGGGGACAGACCTTGCAGATGCTTCTATCAGAGGGAAGTTGAAAGTAAGCGGGACAAAATCAAGATCAGTTTCGACGGTAGACTATGATGAACAGCTCTTTTACTGCTATGAAATGCCAACCCCATTCTTTGGAGATATCGGTGAATCTGTAATATCGGATGACGGGACTTGCATGATTGACATAGATGATATCTTTCAGGAATCTGCGAATGTCGGCATTAAATATTATGTGTTCTTGCAAAGAGAAGGAGAGGGCGACTGCTGGATAGCTGAGAAAGAGCAGAATTATTTTGTTGTAAAAGGAACTCCGGGACTTAAATTTTCGTTCGAAATCAAAGCAAGACAAGCTGAATATGAGCATATGCGATTTACTGACCCGGGAGATACGGCTTATACAGACGCAAGAGATATAGAAATCCCGGAACCAAATTATGAGTCAGAAGAAACAGAGGTCTCGGAACCAGATTATGAATCAGAGCTTATTAACGACAGATTAAGTATTATCAATCAGATGGAGGTAATATCATGAAGAAGATTTTAACAAGTTTTATGAATCTTAGCACTGGAGAAGGAAGTCGCATTGCTTACACTTATTCGGAAGTAGACGAAAATACAGGAAGTATTATTAGCCAGAATAATAAGGGTAATTTCCTTGTAATGGACGACAATGTACAGAAAAATCTTGATTCCGTAAAGGATTACATAAAAAATAATTTCCTTTCATAAGGAGGTAAGTCTAATATGGCCAATACATACACAATACAATTCCGGCGCGGTATGTACGCCGATTTTGATACGTCGAAAATCCGCCCCGGAGAGCCCGTTGCGATTCTTGGCAATGACCCGTCCGTTCCATCTGGTAAAGCCTTATACATTGCATTTGCGGCTAATGATGTAAGGCGGTTGTGTTCCATTGAGGACATTTCAGAGATGGTTAATGCCGGAGAATTTGTTGGCCCGCAAGGTCCCAAAGGTGAAAAAGGAGATAAAGGTGATCCGGGAGAAAAGGGCGTGGATGGCACCGTGACATTTGAATCGTTGACTCCTGAGCAGAAAGAATCACTGAGGGGCGTCTCTATCACAGCAGTCAGTATTGACACAGATGGAAATTTGACAATAACATTTTCAGATGGTGATAGTGAAAATGTTGGGAATATTATGGGACCTCAAGGAGTGCAAGGCCCAAAAGGTGAAAAAGGAGATGTTGGTCCGCAGGGGCCAGTTGGTCCGCAAGGTCCACGAGGAGAAAAGGGTGAGCAAGGAAACGACGGAACGTCTCTTAATGTCCTTGGTACAAAAGAATCTGAGGCAGACCTCCCCCTGAGTGCAGAGAAGAACGATGCATATTTAATAGACGGAGAAATGTGGGTTTTCGACGGCACGAATTGGAACAATGCTGGCAAGATTCAGGGGCCGCAGGGGCCAGTTGGTCCGCAAGGTCCAAAGGGCGACCCAGGGCCGCAGGGTGTAAAAGGAGACCCCGGAGAAAAAGGAGAGCAGGGAGCACAGGGTCTAAAAGGCGATACTGGGCCACAAGGCGAACAAGGCTCGGTTGGTCCAAAAGGTGAGCAAGGAGATACTGGTGCGCGAGGAATCACATTCACTCCTGTTGTAGACAGCAAAGGAAACATAAGCTGGAGTAATGACGGAGGACTTGAAAACCCCCAGACAGTAAATATTACCGGGCCGCAAGGCGATATGGGCGCAAAAGGAGATACTGGACCGCAAGGAGAAAAGGGCACTACATTCGTTCCAAGTGTAGACACTGATGGAAACATAAGCTGGAGCAACATAGATGGAATTGCCAATCCCGAAACAGTAAATATCAAAGGGCCAAAAGGAGACAGGGGAAGTGATGCGACTGTCCCGATTGCTACAATCAAAACTCTTGGTAAGGTTAAACCTGACGGCAAGACAACATTCATAGATGAAGACGGAACACTCCACGCAAAAGGCGGTGGCACAACCGTTACTCCCAAGCCCGTAAACAACCCAACAATTGAGAATTTAAACGCGTCTGTCACAATTAAATGGCAAGACCCTGAAAACACGGTAATCAGTGGTTCAACATTCTCTACATGGGCTGGTACAAAACTTGTAATGAAAGAAACAGGCTATCCCGCAAATCCAGATGACGGAACGCTTGTGATTGATAATACAGTTCGAGATAAATACAAAATCACAGGCTATACAGTCACGGGGCTGACAAACGGCAAACAATATTACTTTGCACTGTTTCCATATTCTACCGATGGTGTATACAACTACGATGCAGGAAACAGACTTCTCGGCGAACCAGAAGAGGATTTAAAGATTGTCACATTTGCCGACGGAACAGACGCAGAGATTGAAAAGATGATTGAAGCGCACTACGCAGGTAAAATCAACATTAGCGACTATTGGGCGGTCGGCGACAAGAGAATCATCCATCACAATGCCATGGATGCAACTGGCGTAAGTGAGTCACACAGAGCAAATGATTACGATTATGTGATTATCGGGATTGAACATGATGATTTAGCGACTGCTATCAATGGAAAGACTAAAGCTGCTATTACAATTCAGACAGAACGTATGTTGTATTTAGACACTACGACAGAATATAACAACTCCTATAATGCATCGCATGAATGTGGTTATATAAACAGTACAAGTACAAATAGTGGTGGTTGGGAAGGCTGCGCAAGACGTGCATGGTGCAATAATGTGTACAAGAAATGTCTGCCTACTTATATTCAGAATATGATGAAGCAGGTCAAGAAGTTGACATCTGTGGGAAGTCGAAGTAGTACGATTAAAGTCTCAAATGACTATGCGTTTTTGCCTTCCGAAATTGAGATTTTTGGCAGTACAACGTATTCTTACGCAGGCGAAGGAAAGCAATATCAGTATTTTAAGAATGCGATTGCTAATAGATATAAAAAACCACGTTTTGACGATAGCCATGTATCTGGCCACTATTGGGAACGTTCGCCTTACTCCGGCAGTGAAAGCAAATTCTGTCATGTGAACATAAGCGGAAACTCGTACTACAACGGCGTCAGCTACTATCTTGGCATTGCCCCCTGCTTATGTCTCTAAAATCCTAGTAAATCCCATCTACCGCCGTAAGGCGGTTAAAGGGATTTGCGGTACTATTTTTAATCAAAGGAGATGATAATTGTGGATAAAAAAGAAATTGCAAACATCTACAAAGCCATCAATCGAGTTTCAAACAGGCTGAATGAGATGTCTGAAAAGTTAGACATTGTGATACGGATGCTTAATGCAGAATCTAATCGTAAAATTCTAATTAATGGTGATGGTATTGACGGTCTGGCTGAACTTGTATCAACACATGATTCGGCTTTGGATGAACTGGCTACTTTAGTTTCAACAATCGGAGGTGAAAACAATGGTTAAATTTTTCGAAGAACGAGTAATCAATGGGTTGAAAAAATGGACAGATGTTCCTGAGCTGTGGAATGCAAAGGTGATTGAAAAGTTGAAAAAAGATGGCTATGTACTGAATGAGGACGGGACAGTAACAGAATCAAAACCAGGAATAGTGAAATAAAATATGTGCAAGGGAGAAAATATGGAAATTAAAGGAATTGACGTATCATCTTATCAGAGTAAGCCAGACTGGGCGAAAGTATCGAATTCTGAAATTAAGTTTGCAATATTGAGAATCCATCAAAAATCTGGAACTGATTCCTCTTTTGAGCATAACTACAAAGGATGCAAGTCAAATGGAATCCTTGTCGGCGGATATAAATACAGTTACGCTCTGACACCGGCACAGGCAATTGATGAAGCTGAGAGCGTAATTTCTGTTCTTGGCGGACGCGGAATGGACTTTCCAATCTTCTACGACCTTGAATGGAGTCAGCAGAGAAACCTTGGAAAACAGGCGATTGAGAATATTGCAGTAGCATTTCTGACCAGAATCAAAAAAGCCGGTTATAAAGTCGGTATCTACTGCAATCTTGATTGGTACAATAACGTTCTGTCAGACACCCTGAAAAAGTACGATTGCTGGATTGCTCGTTATCCGGCTAGTGATAATGGCTCTGTACAGGAAAGATTGCGTCCATCTGTTGGTGTAGGCTGGCAGTATTCCAGTAGAGGAAAAGTATCCGGCATTAGTGGTAACGTTGACATGGATGCATTCTATAAGGATTACAAAGAGGAGGTTTCTGCAATGGATAAAGCTATTGAAAAAGTGATTCTCATTGCAAAAAATGAGATTGGATACCTTGAAAAGAAGAATAATAGTCAGCTCGACAGTAAGACTGCAAACGCCGGTTCGAACAACTATACGAAGTACTGGCGAGACATTAAGCCATCATATCAAGGGCAGCCTTGGTGCGCAGCATTCGTGAGTTGGTGTTTTATGGAAGCATTCGGACGGGAAAAAGCAAAAAAACTGTTGAAGCACTGGCCTTATGTTTACTGTCCAACACTCGGCAATCTGTTCACAAGGAATGCTAATCCGAAGATTGGCGATATTGTAATCTTTTATCGTAACGGAACTTTTGCTCATACCGGCATCGTAACGGCTGTAATCGGAGACAGGTTCTATACTATCGAGGGAAATACTTCTGGTGCATCTGGAATTATTGCAAATGGTGGCGGTGTCTGCGCAAAGAGTTATCTTAACAGTCAGATGCCCGGAACTAAGTTCTGCACACCGGATTACAGTATTGCATCTGATGCATCTGTACCCGCAAAATCTGAAAATGCATTGCCTAATACCGCACAAACAGGAGAGAAATATATGTTTAATCCAGAAACAGTAAAAGCAGGAGATAAAAACACATCTGTGCTCCTCTTACAGGAAATTTTAAGAGCCAGAGGCTTTAAAGGCAAAAACGGCAAAGCGTTGAAACTTACATGGACAGCAGACACAAACACAATTTACGCTCTGAAAGCTTATCAAGAATCTAGGAAAGATGTTCTGGAAGTGGACGGAGTCTGTGGACCCGTCACATGGAAAGATTTGATTGCCATATAAAAACATCCCGGGGTTAATTCCCCGGGAACTTTATTTATAAAACATATTTTGTATCATTTCGGAAGTTTTAGACTGTTATCGTTAGTCACACGTTAGTCACAAATAAAAATATTGTTTCCTAATATAATAGTGCCAAAAACACTGTATTTACAGGCATTTGCGCAATTTTCTAAATTCTATTTGTTAGTCACAATCAATAAAATTAGAATAATGAAAATGAAATGTGGGAAATCCTTGCAAAATCGCTAGAAACGTTGATTTTAATAGGGTTTCCGGCATTTCGATAATGATATTTCGGTTGTTTTAGAAAGATTAAAATGGGTTCCGTTAGTCACAGTTAGTCACAAATGGAACTTTTATCTTTTCTATTTCTGTCCGTAGTTCTTCCAGTGTCCTGTGACCATATACCGCATTTGTAACATCTCCACCAAAGGAGTGGCCGAGCATTCGTTTTCGGTCATTCTCCCGGACACCGTATTTTTCGCACAGTGCAGAAAAGGTGTGTCGGCAGTCGTGCGGCGTGTGTTTCGGATTGCCGACTATTCCCAAACGCTCTAGCGTAGGGTAGAACAATGCTTTTCTGTGATGCTGCTGAGTATATACGCATAGTTTCCCATCTTGTGTCATCACTTTCTGTTCAGCAAAATGGTATATAGCAGAATGTATCGGAACAATTCTGTTTTTACCGGCTTTTGTTTTGATTCCACCTTGAAAGTATTTCTCTTCCAGGTTGGTTGTAAGTTTTAACACTTCGCCAATTCGCCAGCCGGAATAGCACATAATTAGTATAAGTTGCACTTCTGGATCGTCCTTATTATTCCACAGTACTTGCATCTCCTGATCAGAAAATGGCGTTCCATGTTCGATGTCATTATCAGCATTGACATGGACATATAACGCCTTGTTTTCCGTTACGATTTCTGAGTAGACTGCATATTTGTACATCTGCTTGAACAGAGTCAAAATAGCCATCTGACTTTGCTTTTTCAGTGTACAATCATCAATAACCTTTTGCATATCAGGAGCCTTTAAATCTTCGAATATGCGATTATGCAGAACGGTGCAGTTCGTGTAAGCTGTCCGGTATGCTTCCTTTGAACTGTATGACAGTTTTGTCCCCTCTGGGAACTTCCACGCATAAAACTGTTTATATACCTCTGAGAACGTCAATTTCTTGATTTCCGGGTGTTTTCCTTCGACGCCCTTGATTGTATTGTAGTCGGCAATCAAACGGCTTATAAGAGTATCTATGTCCGTTGTAGGAGATACCTCAAGAGTCCGCTCCATGCCGGGTTGATACGTGCCGGCTTTGTATGCTGTCAGGACAGTGAAACCTTTTATCCAGTCATCTACGTAGCAGATTGCCGGTGGACGTTTTAGTTTACCATTATCGCCCGGTGTAGCTGGTGGATGCACTGCGAAACAGTTTCTCCGGTTCTTGCCAAGATACCGAATAGAGCCAAAGTTATTCGGAAGTTTTGGATATTTCTTTCTTTTCTTCGCCATTTTTATTCCTCTTTTCTTTATGTAGTTGTTTTTAGGTATAAAAATAACAGCCGAACAAATTTTCTGTCTTGTTCGACTGCTCCGAAGATGATACAATATGTTTTGACCAGAGTATAGCATCTCTTCGGAGATGTATAAACGCCGTCCCGGTACGCCAATGCCAGGGCGGTTTTTATTTAATTATGTGATTTCCAATTTGATCTCATTATAATTCCAACAATCCAATATATTCCGCCAGAACAAGCACCCAATATTAAAATCCAAAACCAGCTTAGATACCATGGCATTTTCCGTTTTATATACGGTGTACCCGAACTTGCTGCTGAGGACGCAGAGGAAGATGCAGAATTGTTAATGATAATATCTCTGTTATTGGAAGCTAATTGTTCTACTTGCTTTCCACACTTAGGACACACTACACAGTCGTCGTCAATAAGTTCTCCGCAGTGCTTACAATATTTTTTCTTTTCATTCATGATAAACACCCTCCTGATATGTTTTCGCCACACTTCGCACTTTTTATGCGGATTATGTATTTTGTACCGCTGATTTTGCAATATTATGTAAAGTACGGTTATTCGTGGTATTTTTATTTTATCATTTTAAGAGCATATTGTAAAGATTTAGAACGAAATAGAGTGATTTAGATGAAAAAGAAATGTTTTAAGTGCTTTGTACTTCTCTTGCTGATCTATAAGGTATTTAGTCTTGTACATACCCCACAAAAGATAATTTCCAATAATAATCAGAAAGATATGCAGATAGTTCATTCGTATATGGTATATCAGGAGCATTCTGTCCAGAAGTATCCACATACAAACAACGGCGGTGGAAAAGTTTGTGATCTCGCATTTTTCCTCTGCAAAAGCATAATTTTCTTTGAGATTGTAAAGTTTGCCTACGAAATAACAAAAGTCCATGTGTATATTTGGCAGTTGCCAAGAGTCGGAATAGGTGGTATAATAGCAAAAACGAACTAATGTTCGGTTCTATTTCCCGCAGCCGGGCATATATTTTAGTGTAGGTGGTAGTTGTGACAGGGAGGGTTGTTTATGGATTATAAGAAAGAAATTATTGAACTAATAGAAAATATACATAGCGAAAAATTTATGAAATTTTTATACAACATGATTATTTCGTTCAAAAAACAATGGGGGTATTAAGAAAGCAGGGAATTAATCCCTGCCTTTTTTATGGAGAAATTCAATCATGTCGAAAACGCTTTTCTTATCAGATTCGCTTAATTCAATCAGCAACTTAACATGTTCAACGATGTTTGGATTCGACATCATCTTTGGAATAAAATCCGTGTCTGTTTCCAAATTCTCTTCCCATCCCATTAGATAAGCGGGCGTTGTGCTAAGTGCTTTCGCTAACTTATCTATGTATTCAGCAGGAACTTTATCAATATCATCCTTTTCATATCTAAATATAGTTGATCTTGAAACTCCCAATTTCTCAGCTAACTCATCAGCACTCATATTAAGTTGTTTTCTTCTTTTTTTCATTTGTTCACCAGTTTCCGACATTTTCCACACCTCCTTTCCTTGAAATTATAATACCACAAGTGATGCAAATATGCAACAAAAATAATTGCAAAAATGCGATTTTTAGTATTGACAAATGCGACTGCAAGAGGTAATATATAATCACAAAGTCGCAATAATGCTACTGGAAAGGAGGTAAAACTTGTGATTGTAAATATAGCAAGACTTAAAGGTAAAATTGTTGAGCATGGAAATACGCAAGAAGCTGTTGCAAGCGCAATTGGTATGGACAGAAGTACTTTTTACCGCAAGCTGAAAGACGGCGGCGAGAAGTTTACAATCGGTGAAATTCACGGAATTGTAAGCGCAGTTCCTTTAAGCAGGGACGAAGCAATAGACATTTTTTTTACACAGCAGTCGCAATAATGCTACTGAAAAGGAGAATAAATGGACGCATTACAATTTAATAAAGCCGTCAGTCAACACTGCAAAGAATCTGGTGGAGACTGTTGCAAATGTGACCTTCGGCTTTACTGTTATCTATCGCCAAGTGAGCGACCAGATGAGTTAGTGAGTCTGGTTATTGATTTTTTGCATAACCACATTGAAAACCATGATCATTATACCCATCACAGTGCGGCTTCATTTCCGTGTATTGATGATATGGACATGAGCACCGCAGTAGGTGGCGACCGCTATCAGAAACCTCATACTCTTCATAAACAGTCACGTGTTTGTGAATCTTGTGGCAATGATACAGTCGTGTAATTGTTTCAACCATATAATTCCCCTTTCGTTATACTCGGCATGTCGGTGCCTGTAAATGCATTATAGGTAGAGGGGAAAGGAAATACAATAGGTTGAATAAAAATCGTATTAAGAGATAAAAGCAAAGTAAGGAGGTAAAAAATATGAAACGCCATCCGATTATGGAATATGTGATTCCAGCAATTGTAGCAAGTGTGGCAACAGTTTTAATCCGTTTAGCGCTAGGGTGGTAAGAATCGAAACAATAAATCGGTTGAGATACACAATATCACCTCCCATCCACTGGGAGTATATCACAAGAAAGGAGACTTATGAACGAATTACAGATTTTTAATTCAGGAGAGTTCGGAGAAATTCGAACAATAGAAATTGACGGGAAACCGTATTTTGTTGGAGCTGACGTTGCGAAAGCACTTGGTTACAAGGACACGGTTAATGCACTTAAACAGCATTGCCGTGGGGTGGTAAAACACCACCTCACAGATTCTCTCGGCAGGAATCAGGAAGCAAGTTTCATAACAGAGGGAGATTTGTACCGCTTGATTATGAAATCGAAACTTCCATCAGCAGAGAAATTCGAAGCGTGGGTTATGGATGAAGTTCTTCCAACAATTCGAAAGACAGGTTCATACCGGAAACCACTGACGACAGTTGAACAGATACAGGTTATTGCGACAGGATTCTTAGATCACGAAGAACGGCTTAACAGACTTGAAAACACCATGACTATTGACTATGCACAGCAGGAAGCTATTAGGGACTTAGTGTCAAGTGTCGTAATTGCTCACCTTGGTGGGAAAGAATCAAATGCTTACAAGGAAATTGGCAAGAAAGTATTCGCTGAATGCAACAGGGATATAAAGACTTACTTCACAGTAAATGCCCGCAATAACATTCCTAAGCTGAGATTTGAAGAATCTATGGAATATGTCAGAAATTGGCATCCATGCACCAATTCAGTAATGATGATACGTGACTGTAACGCTCAAATGAGTATCAGTTAGAAAAGAGGTTTATATGAGCGCAGTTGATAATTACGTAGAGCAGAATGCACAGATTCATCAGTTCGCCGCAGAGGTTGCGAGAATTATATCAGGCATTCCACAGATGCCGGAGTTCTCATCAGAGAGTATGAGCGTATCTGATGCGAGCCAATTGATTGGACTTCCTGTAACAGCAATCCGGGCAGGGATTGTGTATGGGTGGTTGCCGATTGGCGTGGCTGTACAGAATAATAAGCCAGCAAAAAGTCTTTCCGGCGGACGAATCACATATATCATAAGCCCTAGGAAAGTCTATGAAGTGACCGGCCATGTCTGGAAAGGCAAAGAAGCTCTCAATAAGTGAGTGCCCCGGAGGGAGATGACGCCTCCGCCCCGGAGCTTTGTACCCACTAAAGTACCTTAGTGGATAGATACATTATAGTTCTCTATCTGCTAATTGTAAAGACAAATAAGAAAAAATAAGGAGAAATTAGCACGATATGAGTGAAATTAAAAATGAAAGTCAGCTTACATTGGCTGACATCGAAGTAGCACTTGCAACTGAAATTGTCGAAGAAAGTAAGAAAAAGTCAAAAAGATGGTTCACTGCATGGATTGTGACGGTCACTGCACTGGTGGCGAGCAACCTTGTGTGGATTGCAGGAGAAATGAAATAAAATGAAAGAGTATATGCTAATTGCTGTTTGTATGCTTGCCGGGAAATATGTGGATATACCTATCTGGCTGAACATCTTTTTCGGTATCTCGGCAGCATGGGCGGTGCGCCAGATGAAAGCAGACTGGCAGTAGGAAATAAGGAGGATAAGAAAATGTTCAAGAAAGAGATTGATGAAATTTACGAACTCTGTAAAAGAGTCGTGAATGAAGTTCCGGCAGCAAGTGTCGAATTCAGTTATTCAATTTATGGCATGAGAGTATGTGGGCTTAAAAGAAAAGAAGATGTTTGTCTTCCAAAAGACGTGTTTAAGTGGGATTTGTACCGAAACGTATCTTTTAACCCATTTTATGAGAAAGAAAGTCGTGAAAGCCTCAGAATAATCAAAACTTTCTTGTTGGAACTTCTGATAGATGGGAAGTGTCCAAATGAGTAAACAGATAGCGATTATGAAACTTCTTCCCAGTCTGGAGATAGCAGGATGTATCAACGAGCTGCTCAGAGAGCTTCAGTCCAGAGGTGATTACGTTCTGGATTATGAGAACTGTGATATGTCTCTGGATCATGTGGAGTATCACAAAGCTGAAGATATTGACGGAGAGAAGTTCGGGGATGCTTCAGACAATCTGTATTGCTTTTTCAAGGCGGTGTGAACATGGGCGAGAGGATTAATGAGGTCCTGAGACTGATTGATATACAGCTTGCCACAGTCCCAGATAACCCCATTGAAGAATCATACAAGGCAAGAACATTGGCGAGCTACGTACAGGCTCTGAACGGGCTTTTAACGGCTCAGAAATCGTATAAGGAGGAAAAACAGTGAGAAAGACAAGTGAAAGCGGTAATATATCAATCCATGATTTGACAGTGGATACAGCAGGGCTTATGCAATTAATGCACGTAGGCAGACAAACTGCTACGGAAGTAGGAATAGCGGCGAAAGCTAAAATTCGTATTGGAAACCGTGTTTTATGGAATGTATCCAAAATTAAAAAATATTAGGATGACATAAGTGAGGGGGAAGATAACGAATGAGCGAATTTGAAATCCGTATTCCGGCAAGAAAGAAACAACTGGTAACTGGGAAAGATAATCAGGTTGTAAAGGTTTCATCAGACGCATACAACGCACTGGTCGAAATCTATAACGAATCAACCTTATCAATGAAAGATATTGCAAGTTTGCTGATTATTGAGGGCAGCAAACATGTGGTTTATGACAAGGAGGAATAGAAGTGAATATATATGAGAAGTTAGGTATTATTCAGTCAAAGTTGAAAGCCCCTAAAGGACAGTACAATTCCTTCGGGAAATACAAATACAGAAGTTGTGAGGATATTCTGGAAGCTGTAAAGCCACTTCTGGCAGAAACAAAGACCGTGTTAAGTGTCACAGATCGGATGGAAGTTGTTGGTGACAGAATATATGTCAGGGCAGAAGCTCATCTGAACGACTGTGAAGATGCCGGCGAGATTACAACCGTTGCTTATGCAAGGGAAGAAGAGTCTAAGAAAGGTATGGATTCTTCGCAGGTGACAGGTGCAGCTTCATCTTATGCCAGAAAATACGCTTTGAATGGGCTGTTCTGCATTGATGATAACAAAGACAGTGATTCTACCAACACAGGAGAGAAAGAAAAAACGTCCGGCAGGAAAGTGGAACCGGCAAAAGAAACCGAGATGATTAGTTCTGAGGCTACTATGTCAATTAAAAACATTATTGATAAGTACCCGGAAGCTAAGCTTTTGGAACAGATTAAGACTCGATTTAAAGTAAGAGATATTAAGTCTCTTACCAAGGAAAAAGGTCAGAAATGTCTGAAGATGTTAATTGACTATGATAAACAGCATACGGAAAAAGGAGTAACGGCATGAATAAAGTAATTCTTACAGGAAGATTTACACGTGATCCAGAAATCAAGTACACCAATGATGGAACATCTATTGCAAGATTTTCTATTGCGGTAAACAGAAGATTTGTGAAAGAGGGTTCCGATCAGAAAGCAGATTTTTTGAATTGTATCGCTTTCGGAAAGTCGGCAGAATTTATCGAGAAATATTTTTCTAAAGGAACGAAAGCAGATTTATCCGGGAGAATTCAGACCGGTAGCTACATCAATCGTGATGGACAGAAGGTATACACGACAGACATTGTCGTGGAAGAAATTGAGTTTGGCGAAAGTAAAGGTTCTAATCAGAACCAGCAGAAGTCAAAGACACCGCGTCCAGGAACAGACCCGGATGATTTTATGAATATTCCAGATGAAATTGACGAGGAGTTTCCGTTCGCATGATACAAATTGACAGTAGGGAACATCAGAAGGTTATTGATGGCATTAAGAAAGCATTTGATGTAGCAGGAGAAAAATGGTTCGTGTCAAAGCTTTACGTCGGAGATTACATGAATTACGACAACCCTCGACTGGTTGTTGACCGAAAGCAAAATCTCTCTGAATTATGCGGAAATGTGTGCCAGCAGCATGAAAGATTCCGTGCTGAAATTATCCGGGCAAACGAAGCAGGAATAAAACTTGTGTTCCTGTGCGAGCACGGAAAAGGAATTGAAAAACTGGATGATGTTCTCTGGTGGGAGAATCCCCGGGCAAAGAAAAAAGTTAAAAAGAATGGCGTCTGGGTAGAGCAGGAACAGAAAGTTATGCATGGAGATGTCCTATATAAGATTCTCTGCACGATGCAGCGCAAGTATGGTGTTGAATTTCTGTTTTGCGACAAGAAAGACACCGGCAAAAGAATTTTGGAGATTCTGTCAAATGGATAAAGAAACAATTAAACAGCAGAATAGCATGAGGGACGTTCTGAACAGATATGGCATGGTTCCAAACAGAGCAGGATTTATAAAGTGCCCTTTTCATAGTGGTGACCGTACTGCATCCATGAAAATCTACAAAGACAGCTATTATTGCTTTGGTTGTGGTGCAACAGGCGACATATTTACATTCGTTCAGAGCATGGATAATTGCGATTTTAAGACAGCTTTTACCATACTTGGAGGAACTTACCAGAAACCAGATTTTTCTTCCAGAATGGCAATATATCACCATCAGAAGCAGATGGAAATGAGGCAAAAGGAAGAATGGAAGAAAAAGGCCGAGTTGCAAGAATGCTTGTCTGATATAGATTTCTACCGGGCTATCCTTGACAGGGTGAAACCATTGTCTGACGGATGGTGTGAGGCGTGGAACAGGTTACAACTTGAACTATATCACCATGGATTCATAACAGGGCTGGAAGAAGGTGATTAAAAGTGGAAATGATAAACAAGCTCACGAAGGATTCTATTCTGGACGAAGAAGTGTTTGACAAGATATTCAGTCAGGAAGATGAGATATACAAGGCACGTCTTACGCTGACTCTTCTGGACAGAGCCAAGGAGCTTGGCGTAAAGAAAAAATTTGAGGATTTGCTTAAAGCTTACACAAAAGTACAGAAGCAGATGATTAAGGAAGAGAAAAGCAATAGGACGTTGTCTATGCTGGACCAGTGGACTAATTTCTCTGATTGTGAATATGACAGAATGAAATGTCTCAACTGGGTGGCGGATGATGATGGAATCAGAATATCAAATACAAATCCAGGATCGCCGGACATTATAGCCTGTTATCATCCTATACTTCCGATTGAACGAATGAAGAATCTGGAGACCGGAGAAGAACAGATAAAGTTAATCTATAAGAGGAATAATAAATGGTCCGAGGTTATTGTGCCGAAAACCATGGTTGCATCATCTACTAAAATCGTTGGATTATCTGCACTTGGGATTTCAGTAACTTCAGAGAATGCGAAGTTTCTTGTACGGTATCTGTCAGACGTTGAGAATGCAAATGACGATTATATCAACATTCAGTATTCCTCTAGCAAAATCGGGTGGATCAGGGATTATTTTCTTCCATATGACAAGGATATTGTGTTCGATGGAGATATGCGGTTCCGACAACTGTATGAAAGTATCAGTGTAGGCGGCAGCAGAATAGAATGGTATGAACACGTGAAGAAGGTTCGTGCTACTGGAAGAATAGAGCCCAAAATCATGTTAGCTGCAAGCTTCGCCAGTATTCTGATTAAGCTTGTTGGTGCCCTTCCATTTTTTGTGGACCTATGGGGAGAAACTGAGGGCGGCAAGACCGTAACACTTATGTTAGGGGCTTCTGTCTGGGCGAATCCAGGCGAATCACGATACATAGGAGACTTCAAGACAACAGATGTGGCTCTGGAAGCAAAGTCTGATATGCTCAACAATCTTCCATTAATTCTGGATGATACTTCCAAGGTATCTGCCAAGATCAGGGATAACTTTGAAGGGATTGTATACGATTTGTGCTCAGGAAAAGGAAAAAGCCGTTCTAATAAAGAACTGGGCGTGAGCCGGGAGAACCGCTGGCAGAACTGCATTCTGACCAATGGTGAGCGTCCGCTTGCTGGATACGTCAGCCAAGGCGGAGCAATTAACCGAATTATTGAGGTCGAGTGTTCTGAAAAGATATTTGATGATCCACAGCTTACCGCAGATACTCTTAAAAAGAACTACGGATATGCAGGAATCGACTTTGTGAACGCAGTCAAGGAAATGTCCATTGATGATATAAAAGCCCTGCAAAAGCACTATCAGGGGCTTATACAGGACGATGACAAGATGCAGAAGCAGAGTATATCTATGAGTATCATTCTGGCAGCAGATAAGATTGCAACAGATCAGCTATTCCATGATGGTCAGTACATTGACATTGAAACTGCAAAGAGTCTCCTGACAGAGAAAGAAATGGTGTCTGAAAATGAACGCGCTTACTGGTTCGTGGTTGACAAGATTGCTATGAACGGAATTAAGTTCGATGATAACCCAGATATCAAAACAGAAAGATGGGGAATTATTGACAATGATCCGGTAGAGAAGACATCAACCGCAATAATTTATAGCGCAGCGTTTGATGATCTGTGCAAAATTGGAAGATTCTCCAGAAAGGCATTCTTGTCATGGGCTGTTAAGAAGGGGCTTGTGGAAACCGACAGCAGAGGTTATCCGACCAAGGCGAAGAAACTGGATGGAATTGTCACTAAATGCGTGTTCTTGAAAATTGTAGACGAAATTCCAAAAGGATTCGTGAATTGCAATGATAATTTTGAGATTACGGACGATATTGTGTTTGATTGATAAACAATTCGTCCAAAAGGTAACCGGGTAACCTAGGTAACCTTTGATTCTGCATATATATATACGAGTATTTATATGTGCATATTGAGTATAAAAGTTTCCCTATATGAGAAAGTCAGGGTTACTCGGTTACTCGGTTACCTACCTGTAAAATCAATGGTTTACACGAATTAGTACGGTTACATCTCGGTTACTGTGGGTTACTTATATTATACACCTATTATATATAATATAAATAATTTTTAAAAATTAATAGAGCGTATACAGTGTACAGTATATTGTATACAAAAGGATGTGGGAGATTGAAAGTAGAAGCAAAGGATATTCCGTATATTCAAAAATTCATGACTGAATTCTGGAAAGCTATAAAAGATTTCTATTTAGTTGAACTTACAGACGAATATTCCAGGCAGGCCACTGATCGTCTGATAGAACTTGGAGAGTATGCGGAAATGTGCCCTGATAATAATGATAAACAGTTTATTAAGAATTGTCTAGTTGCTTTTAATAAGCTATTAGATTCTAAACAGAGAGGATTGATAAAGAATGCACAACACAAAGAACAGATATGAGCAGGGACAGGCTCTCAGAAAAGAAATTTATATGTATATCATCAGTTATATCAAACTGGTTGGATATGCACCGTCAATTACAGAGATTTCTGAAAGGGTGGATGCCGGGAGAGCTACGGTCTGGAAACATATCAATAATCTGGTTGATGATGGTTTGCTCAAGACAAATCATCCCAGTACCGACAGGGCATATACTCCAGTTGGGTACGGAATAAGAAAGATAAGTAAGGAGACAAAATGAAACTTTATGACATTGTTACAGCAGATGGTACATTCGTCGACAGTATGAGCAGAATAGAGATTTTGGAACGGTTCGGAATTTCTAAGGGAGTCTTTCAAAGATATCTGGATAATGGCGATCTGTTAGAAGGGAAATATCAGATAAATGATTATGACTGTGACATAAAAGCAAGGAAATGTAAGGACAGGGAATTATTCTTACAGTTTGACATTCTGACTCAGAAAATAAGGAGGGCTGTTGGATGGGAAAACTAAAAAAGAGTGGAGGTCTAACACAATGAATAAAATGCGTGAATATGAACGAGGCAGGGAAGACGGGCTTGACCTTGCCAGACGAATTGTCAAACAGGGCGGGATTGAAGCCCTCGAACAGGAATGCAAGTTCCGGGGTGCGACTGGAATACATACCTCTCTGGCAGTAAAAGACCTTGATAAAGCGTCAGAAAAGATAAAAGAGGTTATAGCGGATTCATTTGTAATATTGTCAATCGCCGTTCTGCATGATGATTTCGGTTTTGGTGAGAAGCGCTGTCGGAGATTCAGAAATGGACTTGACCGGGCTGCTGATTATATCAATGACGGTCTGGCAGAATGGATTGATCATGTAGACGCTATTAAAGAAGAGTTAGGGATTGTATTAAAGAATCCCGGAGAATAACGGACGGGTAGCATTTGGATAGGAGAAAAATGAAGTTTAAACATAGAAAGGAATAACGAATCCTCGGCAAACCGAGGTTGTAATTTAAAGGTGTGAAAGAAATTACATAAAGGGAACAATAGTTGCGTTGGCGATTCGATAAGGTGAAATTTGAAGTAGCGCACATATAGCATATTTGACTTATGTGAGTTTCAGACCGTCAGCATGGGAAGCCTATGTTCCTTATCCACGATACATGGATTTGTAGCGTGGTGTTATGAAAGTATGTTGGTTTTCAACAGGAATAAGCAGTTTTGTAGCGTGTTATCTGGCAAAGGATGTTGACGAAATTATCTATACTCATGTATCAAATCAGCATCCAGACAGTCTGAGATTCTTGCATGATTGTGAGAAACTGTTAGGAAGAAAGATAACAATAATCCAGTCAGAAGAATATTCCAGTGTAGATGATGTGATCGAAAGAACTAGATGCATCAATACTCCATTTGGAGCACCTTGCACAGATAAATTAAAGAAAAGGGTTCGTATGAAATGGGAACGTGAGCATCCAGATCATCATACTTATGTATGGGGATATGACCTGAATGAAAAGAACCGTGCCGATAGAGTATGCGAAGCCCTGAGCGATTACGATCATGAATTTCCGTTGATTGAGCATGGATTGACAAAGCAGGAAGCGCATGGAATAGCGGATAGGTTAGGACTAAAACGTCCAATTATGTACGATTTAGGCTACCAGAACAATAATTGTATCGGCTGTCCAAAAGGAAGAATGGGCTACTGGAACAAAATCAGAGTAGATTTCCCAGAGGTTTTTGAACGCAGAGCCAGACAGGAGCGAGAAATCGGGCATAGCTGCATAAACGGAGTATTTCTTGATGAATTAGAACCAGGCAGAGGAAATATAAATACAGAAATCATGGAGGACTGCACAATAGCGTGCCAGTTGCTTACATGGGGAAAGTGAGGATGAAAAATGAAATTTAAAAGTAACGCCAAGTATGACGAAGAACCTAAAACTGGAAGTATTTTCGCCTTGAAATACAATTCTTTAGGAATTGTTATCCACAAATACGTTGGTTACGGAGATGCACTGTTTCTCAACTGTAGTGCATTGGATATTTTAAACTACGATCTCGGAACAGAGGATTTTAAGGAAGCTGTCAGTAAAACAAAAGAAATTATCATGCGTGAAGTTAAGAAAATTAGAGATGATTCATACAGATTCTATTCAGACAACAACATTGAATTTGATAGATATTAGGAGGACGTGAAATGTTAATCAGAAGTCAGGATAAAAGCCGATTGCTCAATCTTAACAATACACGAGAACTGCGATTCTGGGAATGTGCGCAAGGGTTTAATATAACGGATTGTGTGTGCCCAGTTGGACATTATTCCACCAAAACAAAAGCCCTTAAAGTACTGGACGTGATTCAGGAAGCCTATGCAGATGCAAAATTAAATGAAATTCTTCTTCCTGATGTCTGCAAATCGGCCAGTGAATCTCAGAGGGGAAAAGATAATACATTAATTGCAAAAACTATTAGAAAAGATTTTATGAAAAAAATGATATTCCAGATGCCAGAGGATAGTGAGGTGGAAGCATGAAGTACAGAAAGAAACCAGTTGTAATGGCTTGAATGCTGTTACTGTAGAAAATGCGTAAAGGAAATCATGCGGGAGGAGGACTAAACATGACAGTAAAGCAGTTATTGGACGTTATAGATAAGAAAACAATGGTAGAAGTCAGAGGCGAGCACGACTGTGAACTTATATTTTCTACAAACAGAAATTGCGGATACTATACAAAAGACACTTTTGAAGAGATAAAAGAAAACACAGCCACACAGATTACTGCACTCGAAGAAGATCTGATTGTTATTTATATTGATTCTAAGATATGGATGGAATAATCAATGGAAATGTCAATTTTCGAAAAAGAGGGAGACTGGATTAATGGGAAGATGTAAATTAGAGTGTCCAGACGGTGAAACAGAGTGCTGCATCTGCTGTACTAAACAGGATTCCTGCCAGTGCAAATGCGACGATATGGACAGTTATGAATATGCAGAGGAGTGCGAAGATTATGAGACTGATTGATGCAGACTTATTAAAAGAAAATATAATAAAATGTTTGAAACCGTTAGAATCAGAAAAAGAAATGATTGACTCGGATGTTGCTTTACTGAGTACACTCATGGAAATTGATGGACAGCCGACAGCTTTTGATGTGGACAAGGTTGTGAAGCAATTGAAAGATTTAAAGGCGATGTATTGGTTTTCAATAGCAAACACAGGAGATAAAAAACTAGATGTTGCTTATGAAAATGTAGGAAATGCATTAGATAAAGCAATCGAGCTTATGAAGGAGGGCAAAAACGAATGAGAGAAATTCTTTTCCGCGGAAAGCGAATTGATAATGGTGAATGGGTTGAGGGATGTTATGCGGAATGCAATGGCAAGACATTCATTGGAATTGATATATCCATCAGCATTGATGAGTTTGAGGTTTTTTGTACTCCTATAATTAGGTGGATTGAAGTTGATCTAGAAACCCTCTGCCAGTTCACGGGACTTTGCGACAAGAACGGGAAGAAGATTTGGGAAAATGATATTCTGATGGCGCACTTGGACGAATCCTACCCAGAGGATGCGACATATGAAGCCGTTGAATGGGGTGTTGCAGGATGGGTAGCGCATGAAGCTAATAGCATAGACAGACAGTATATTGATGAGTTTGATCTTGAACATTATGAAGTAGTTGGCAACATTTTCGACAATAAAGAATTATTACAGGAGGGATACAAATGAGTAGCGCAAGTACAATATTCGGAACTAAAGCGTATGTATGCGCAAGATATTTTCTTAGACCGGGAAAGTGTTTCAAATATATCGACCAGCGTGGCAAGGATGCCACAGAACACGTCTATGAGGTCATGGCGTTATATCCGTACTGCGTCCTGTTAAGAGATACCAGAAACGGAGTCAGAACTTGCCCGGGATATAACACTTTGAGTCTGATGCTGAGAGGAAGTGAAGCGAATGAATAACAAACCTACACCAGACATAACGCCAAACCTTGCTATATCAGCATACCATGTATTACAGCAATATTGTACTGGACAGCCAGCGGATTGCAAAGACTGCGGATTCTACGAACACTGTCCAGAATGTTTTCAAGGCATACCATGTGACTGGAACTTGAATGAAGAGGGTGAAATAAATGAAGTTAAGAAAGGCAACACTGATTGACTACGGAGTACCGCCGGACGATATACCGACATTACAAATCCACTTGCGGAATCTTAGCGAAAGCGATAAATACAATCTGTTGCAGGTATCCATCAAATATGCACCCGGCATTGAATCACAAATCTATGACAGCATCGTGAACGGTATCGGCTATCGGACAATGGAGAAGATCAGGACAGTTCCTGCAACAGAGAATGACTTTTATGGTTACAAACGCAAGGTCATGGCGGAATACTATCATCTGGCAAAATTAATTGGCAGACTTTAAAAAAACTTAAAAATTTATAAAAGTGGTAGAGAGCTACGTGCGCCCTAGTATGGTATTATAGTATATATAATTATAACTATGCTAGGGCGTGTTTTATGTTTGGAGGTGAGAAAGTTAATATGGCGGGAAAGTATGAATATTGGCTTTCTCAAGAAGGTCAAGTACTTTTACAAGGTTGGGCTAGAGATGGTTTAACTGACGAGCAGATTGCAAAAAATATGTGCATTTCCTCATCGACATTATATGAATGGAAAAAGAAATATTCGGAGATTTCGGAGTCCCTAAAAGAAGGAAAAGAAATAGCTGATTACTTAGTAGAAAATGCACTTTTTAAAAATGCTCTCGAAGGGAATACTACGGCTCAAATATTCTGGTTAAAAAACAGAAAACGTGATAAATGGAGAGATAACCCAGAACCGGAAATGAAAAAAGAAAAAGAGGAGGGCGTAGTAATTGAACTTACTAGAAACGGAGAGAAGATATAGAGTATATAAACATACTGTGCCTGATGGCAGAGCGTATATAGGAATGACTTGCAAAACAGTAAAAGCAAGGTGGGACAGCGGATATTATGGAAACGATGATTTCTTCAAAATTATAAAAAAATATGGTTGGGAAGGGATTAAGCATGAAATTATAGCCGATAATCTCACCAAAGAAGAAGCCGAATTAATTGAACGAAAAAGCATTGCAGAACATCGAAGCAATGAAAAAAAGTACGGATTTAATTTTGACAGTGGTGGAAATTTCGGAAAGAAGCGTTGCGCTCGTACAAAGAAGAAAATGAGTAAGACAGCAACGCAGCTTCATTTCGGCGATAGGCTGCACACAAAAGAAGTTGTAGCTAAAAGAGCAATAACTCAAACAGGAAGAAAGCTTTCAGACGAAACCAAAAGAAGAATTGGCGATTCCCATAGAGGTAGTAAAAGCGTTTCAGCCAAAAGGGTTAATCAGATAGACAGATACAATGGTAAAATAATAAAAACATGGGACTGCACTATGGACGTGGAGCGAGCGTTAGGCTATAAGAATAGTGCCATTTCTCGATGCTGTTCGGGTGGACGTCCCACAGCCTATGGATATGTTTGGAGATATGAAGCAGTATGAAAATATCCGCAGATGATTTATTTCCGTATAATTTTGATAATGTGCTAATAGATATTTTAGAACACAAACACACTTATTATGTGTTTAAAGGCGGACGTGGAAGCTGCAAGTCTTCTTTCGTGAGCATTGTCATTATATTGCTAATGACAAGAAAAGAGAATAGAGATAAACATTGTATCATATTCAGAAAAACAGCGAATACATTAAGAGATAGCGTTTTTTCACAGATGCAATTTGCTATATCAGCATTGCATCTTGATGGCGATTTTAAATGTACTGTCAGCCCAATGAAAATAACATATATACCAACTGGACAGACTATAATGTTTCGTGGCGTTGATGACAGAATGAAATTAAAGTCGTTAAAAGCTCCATTCGGATACTTTGCTTTTGCATGGCTGGAAGAATGCGATACTTTTACCGGAATGGAAGAAGTACGAAGCATCTTGCAGTCATCGATGCGAGGTGGAAAAGACTACTGGACTTTTATGTCATTCAACCCACCAAAAACAAGACACAACTTCATGAATGAAGAAGTATTAATCCAGAGAGATGACAGATATGTTCATTCTTCTGATTACAGAACGGTCCCAAAGGAATGGCTTGGACAACAGTTTTTTGACGATGCCGAACATCTCAAACAGATTCGCCCAGAAGCCTATGAGCATGAATACCTGGGTGTCCCAAATGGTGACGGCGGAAACGTATTTGAATATTTGGAGATTAGGGATATTACAGATGAAGAGATCGGTCGCATGGACAAAATATTTCAGGGGTGTGACTGGGGATTTTTCCCTGATCCGTATGCTTTTATCCGTTTGTATTACAATCATAACACTGAAAAGATATATCTCATTGATGAAATTTACGAAAATAAATGGAGTAATAGGAAATCAGCAGACGAGATTCTAAGGAGAAAATACGATGATTATACTATTACTTGCGATTCTGCGGAGCCTAAATCAATCAATGATTATAGAGACTTTGGACTTCCAGCAAGGGGCGCAATAAAAGGACCTGGGAGTGTAGAATATTCTATGAAATGGCTTCAGACAAGGACTATCGTTATTGACCCTAAAAGAACGCCTAACGCTTATAAAGAGTTTTCAGAGTACGAATATGAAAGAGATAAAGATGGAAACGTTATAAGCGGATATCCTGATGAAAACAATCATTTAGTCGATGCTTGCAGATACGCAACAGAATCATTGTGGAGAAGAAGGGGTAACAATGCATAATGGGACACTTATAACAACACTAAAAAGGTGGTTTAACATGATATTCAAAAAACAAGCCGAAGAGGATTTTAATATCCAGGCAGCAGAATTTCCAGAAATGGAATCGTTGATTAACCGGTGCGCAAACATCTACAGGGGCACACCAGAATGGTTAGATGATAAGAATAATATCAAGACGATCAATTTTGCGAAATCTGTCTGCTCAGAGACAGCACGGCTCGTAACACTGGCGATCGGCATTCAGATAGACGGTTCCGCAAGGGCAACATGGCTACAGGAACAGATTGATAAAGTGTATTTCCAAATTCGGCACTGGGTAGAATATAGTTGTGCTTATGGAACGGTATTTATCAAGCCAAACGGTGAGGGCCTTGACGTATTTACTCCGGCAGATGTGATGATTGTAGATTATGACAATCAAGAAATTAAAGGGATTATATTCAAGGATTCTTACGCTGTTGGACGGAAATACTATACACGACTTGAATATCACAGGTTTGTTGAGACCACAATAGATGGCGTGAAAACTTATCCATATTATGTTTCTAATAGAGCCTATGTGTCAAAATCCCCTCAGTCAATCGGTGATAAAATCGACCTTAAACAGACCAAGTGGGCTGACCTCATGGCAGATACACCACCGATTCTAAAAGCAAACGGCGAGAAGTTGGACGGAGCATTGTATGGAGTACTTCGGACACCACAGGCGAATAATGTGGATATCAGTACACCACTTGGTCTGCCAATATTTGCCGAAGCCATTGAAGAGTTAAAAGACCTCGACATTGCATACAGCCGTAATGCCGGAGAGATTTTTGATTCTCAGAAGATAGTTCTGGCAGATGATAGGCTGCTGATGCCAAGTGGTACGTCTGTATCAGCCATGTCGCCACAGAGCATGGAGAACAGACGGAAGGAAATGAGATTACCGCACTTTGTCAAGAATGTGTTCGGGCAGGACGAGAAAGAATTCTATCAAGAAATCAATCCACAGCTCAACACAGATACCCGTATAGTCGGCATAAATGCCCTTCTAAGCCAGTTAGGATACAAGATTGGATTCTCTAACGGGTATTTTGTTTTTAATGAATCTAGCGGTATTCAGACGGCTACGGGAGTAGAAGCGGAACAGCAGAGGACGGTGCAGTTTATTAAAGACGTGAGGGACAAACTGGAATCCTGTCTGGACGAAGTAATCTACGCATTGAACATTTACGCTGACCTGTACGGACTTGCACCCGTCGGAATTTATGAAGTCAATTATGATTTTGGAGACATCCTGTATGTGCGAGAAAACGACCGTGCAAGATGGTGGCAGTACGTGACCACTGGCAAGGTTCCGGCGTGGTTGTATTTCGTAAAGTTTGAAGGAATGACGAAAGACGAGGCGGTAGCAATGGTCAAAGAAGCCCAACCAGACGAGCCAACATTATTTGGAGAGGAGTAAAAAGATGGCAGATAAACCAGTAACAAGAGAAGAAAAATATCTTGCGTACTTGACAGGTGATTACACGGGCGAACTCCCGAAGCCAATCACGAGAAAAGAGAAGTATTTATACGAATTATGTTTGAAAGGAATAGGCGGTGAAATCTCGCCGGAAGAAATCAAAGCCGCAGTAAATGAGTACCTTGAAAAGAATCCAGTCAAACCCGGAGCCACGACAGAACAGGCGCAGCAGATTGAACGGAACAAGACGGATGTTGCTTCATTGAAAGAGAATGTTAAATATCTTAGCGATTCTTATGTTACGCCAGAGATGTTTGGTGCGGTTGGAGATGGCGTAACGGATGATACTAATGCAATTATCGAGTGTATAAAATATCCAAAAGTTGTCTTAACAGGGGGCAAAAAATATTTAATATCAAAATCTATTGATTTAAAAAAATGCTTTTTTACAGGCATTGGTATTGACTCTTGTGAGATACTCACAGTATCGGATATTGATTACTTAATATCACTTGACGAAAACAGTGGAATATCGGGAATGACTTTGGAAGGACATAAAAAATGTAAAGTGGGTATAAAAGATAATTCAAATTTAACAGTAAAACCCCAAATGTTTATAAAAAATGTTAGAGTATTAAATTTTTCAGACAAAGGCATTGAGTATCTCAATGGATGGCAAGCTGAAATACATGATTTATATATTTCGGGTTGTGACTACGGACTTTATATAACAGGATCAGATACGACAATGCATGATATAAATACCAGTGGTTGTAAGTGCGGATTATATTGCAAAAGTGGCACAATTAAGATTAACAATTTGAAAATCGACAACTGTATAAGTACGTTGGAAGAAAATAAATATCCTTTGTACTTCTTTTCAGAAAGAGGACACTTAACAAACGCCGAAGTACAGTACAGTGCCCCGAATGGTGCTCTTTTGAATGGAGATTACTTGACGGTTACTGGACTTATATTAGATGGCATAGGGCGTGGACTGACATCAGATATTATAGTGCCTAATGGGTGTGCGTTAAGATTTGGGACGTCTTGCAAAAAATCAAATATTACAGCATATTTAATAAGGCAGCAAGAAAATACTATCGACGTATCGACTTATGATAACAAAACGACATCTATCTATTATTCACTAATAGGAAGTGCTATTGATATCAAAGCTGATAGAAGTACAATATTTACATATCCACAAGAAAAAAGCAAAATAGATGTAGGTGGGATAGAATTCCTTAAAAGTATTAGTGCAATAGATAATATTAATGATTCAAATACTATTCCGGCGGGAAAAGAAATAAGGTTTCGACTCAGAAAACAAGATTCCATAGTTGCGGATTTTTCAACCTTAATAGGAATATCTTTTAAAATAGAATATAAGCAAATAAATTCGCAGCCTATAATTGCAGTATACAATAATCAAACAAATCTTGTCAAAAATGAAGAATATCGGTGTGAAACTAATACACAGGCGTCGTTAAGTTCATCACTTATTGATTTGACGGATATAAATGAAATCGTCATTGCTTTGACACCAAATCTCGATGAAGATTTGATTTTGAAATCTGTAGATATTATCCTGTATACATCAAATTGCAAAAAAAAGTATAAGCATACTTTTTGATTTCTTATGATGAGGATATGAAACATCACACATGAAGTACGCTATTTCATTTCGCTGAATCCTCATGAGTTTTAACATGAGCGAGAAACAGGTGCTGTTTATTGTAAAAATGGCGAAGGAGTTTGAGAAGATATATCTGGCAGATGTATTCGCAGTACTGGACGATGCAGATTTTGAGGCTGACAAGGACAGCGAAAAATAATTAAAAAAAAGCCAAAACATGTACCACAACATTTATCGAAAGAGGTGATATGCTATACTTAGTCCAGAATATTTACGCCGGATAACAGAGGGCAGTGAACAAATTGCTGAAGAACTGCATCAGTATATCATCTCTGAGATTGTGTCGCGGATGATGGCAAGAATCGGCAGGGGTGAAGACTATATTCTGACCAACGCTGATGCATGGAGAATCAGAACGCTACAGGAATCCGGTGAGCTGCTGGAGGACATTCTGGCAGAACTATCCAGATACACCAAACGTGAACAGCAGGAACTTCTCGAAGCGTTTGAGGATGCCGGAATCACTGCGATGAACTACGATGATAAGGTATACAAGGCGGCAGGATTAAGCCCTGTACCGCTTGAACAGTCACCATCTATGATAAGACTCATGGAACGGAATATGCTTGCGACTATGGGCGAGTGGAAGAACTTTACAAGAACCACCGCAAGTGCCGCTCAGAGACTCTATATCGAACAATGTGACCTTGCATATAATCATGTAATAACTGGGGCAGTTGGATATACGCAAGCCATCAAAAAGGTAGTTAATAACGTTGTGAGTGATGGCGTTACCGTTACATATCCATCTGGCAGAAAAGACACGATTGAAATAGCAGTTGCACGTTCTGTCAGAACCGGTGTGGCTCAGGCTACCGGAGATATATCCTTAAAACGCATGGAAGAAATGGACTGGGATTTAGTTCTGGTCAGCGCGCACATGGGAGCCAGAATAGGCGACGGCGGTCAGAATTCGGGCAATCACTCATGGTGGCAAGGTAAGATATACTCTCGTTCTGGAAAGAGCAAGAAATTTCCGCCGTTCTCATTGACCGGATATGGAACAGCAAGCGGACTGTCAGGCGTCAACTGTCGGCATAGCTTTGGAGCCAGTGATGGAGAATTTAATCCTTATGTAGAACTATCGGCAAAGGACAAAGCCGACAAAGGCAAACAGTACGAAAAAGAACAGCGGCAACGCGCTTATGAGCGAAGAATCCGCAAGACGAAGCGTGAAGTTCTCGGAATGCAAGCGGCGGTTAATAACTGCAAGGACGAACAGACAAAATTCGCACTCCAGCAAGACCTTGACCGGAAGTCTTATCTTTTGCAGAAACAAAATGCTGCATATAAAGATTACTGCAAGCAGAACGACCTGAGAGAACTGCAAGACCGCCTTATGATAGCAAAATGGAGCCGCCAGAACGCCGCAAAAGCCAGAGGAGCGGCAAAGAGATATAAAACAGCAAAGGGGATTGACTGATGGACAGATGGGAATATTACAATCCGAATCCTGTTAAGGATAAGAGAACAGGAGATTGCGTTGTCCGGGCAATATGTAAAGCAACCGGTTTTGACTGGGAAACGGTATTCGCCGGATTAATGATACAGGCGTGTGCTCTGTCAGATATGCCAAGTGCAAATTATGTCTGGGGAGCGTATCTCTATAAACATGGATACAGACGTAAGCTGATAGAACAGTCAGAACGATATATCTATACAGTCAATGACTTTTGCACAGACCATCCGACAGGTACGTATATCCTCTGCATAGATGGTCATGTGGTGACAGTACAGAACGGCAAATATTTTGATACATGGGATAGCGGTAATGAAATCCCGGTATATTACTGGGAAAAGGAGTAGCTAAATGAGCATATCAGAATTTGTACAGATTTTCTTGTCTATCTGTGGAGGAGTGTCTATTGTCGGAGGGGCGGCAGCTGTAATTTTTAAGTGGATTACCCCAGCATTCCGACTTAATAAGCGAGTAGAGACATTGGAAGAACACGACAAACGAGATTACGAGAGTCTTCAGAGGATTGCAGAGCGTGATTCGTTGATTCTGGAAGTGCTGTCGACCATGTTGGACAGTCAGATCAGTGGGAATAATGTAGAAGAATTAAAAAAAACAAAACAGAAGCTTACAAATTATCTTGCACAGAATCAGCGTTAGCATTAGTAAGGGGTATGCTCATGAAATTATATGTGTTCACAAAGAAAGATATAGACAGGTTCTTGGCAGAGTGCAATTTTACACCGGATGAGGAAAGACTGTTCCGACTGAGATGTAAGGAATATACGCTCGAATACTGCGCTGAACAGATGAATGTGAGTATATCCACGGCGAAGCGATTGAGCCGTAGGGTGAACAATAAAATAATTAAAGTGTGTTAAAAATATGGAGAGGATATTTCTACCCTCTCCTTTTCTTATTTCTCACAGTCTTCCAAGACAGCTCGCTCTAACAGCTGTCTCACATAATCCGGACATTTGCTTTTTCCGGATTCCCAGTTTTCGAGCGTTCTAATCGGTATGTTGTATCTCCTTGAGAATTCTGCTCGGGATATCTTTAAGTGTTCACGCATTTCCATGGTGGACATATTTTCTTTTTGCTTCAGATCATCTTCCATAGATCCTTTTGTTTTGTAAGACATGAATCCTACCGCGGATGGGAAAATACGGGTGTAAGTGGTTTTATTTTCGTCAATCCATTTAATACTCACATATACTTTTGCACATAAATATGGCCATTCCGGACTTAATATAGTACCGTCCGCATATACACAAACATCACATTCTTCAGCGATAGAATTATCATATATGATACGATCGACTTCTTCTTTAAAGAATTTCGCACGGCAATAGGCCACGATATCGTCTAACTGGTATCCGTCGCATTCAGGTATAAAACTTTTGATCTGTTTTCGCTTGATCTCCCATAGATTCGTGCTATAATCTTTATCCATTTTAACGAGGCTGTCGACAAACCCACCGACAGGAGAGGGATTTAAGATTTTGTAAGCTACATCAAGTTCGGCTTCAGATTTTCCACAGCCTTTCTTGAAATCATGCATTAATTCATCCATCATGGATTCAAATTCAGATTGATTATATTTATACATACATTTCGTCCCCCTTTCTATCAATGTTCTTTGACATATTTATGTATACGCTCATATAAATTCATTTCATTTCGGTTCGCCATTAATTCGCTTAAATCGTTTGAATCATAATTTGTAGAATATACGGCATAACTGCGATTTTCGATAAACCATGAAGCTTCTTTGATGTTGCTAAGAATCTCCATATCTTTAGCTCTTTTTTCTGCGCGAGCAGGTCTGTCTTCAGCTTCGTATTTTCTAACGAGAGCAGATAAATACGAAATCATGTTTTTTCTTATATCTTCAGCCCATGCAATCTGTTTTGGGCTTCCGACGAGTTCAACTAATTTTTGTTCCATTGTTTTCGCTTCCTCCCATGCTTTCTTAAGACCGGAGGAAATTGTCATTGCAGATTTCTTAACCAGTTCCCATGCTCTTTTCATGATTTGTGATAAGTTGTATTTCTTCATTTCTGTTTCCTCCGTTCCTTTGATGATTATATAATACCACCAATTTGGTGGTATGTCAATACTTTTTCGATACTTTTTTGAACTTTTTAGATTGATACATCTATGCAAAAATATAATCAGAAAGGCGGTGCATAAGATGGCATTATATAACAATCCTTATCAATATAGTTTTGGCGTTCCGGGGCAGATGAATCAGTTCCAGCAACAGCCTGTCCAGATGCCGGCTCAACCAGTACAGCAACCCCAACAGAATAGCAATGGTATCCTGTGGGTATCTGGTGAAGTCGGAGCAAAATCCTATCTGGTAGCACCCGGAACAAGCGTTTTACTGATGGACAGTGAAAGTGAAAAGTTCTACATAAAATCCACTGACGTTTCCGGTATGCCACAGCCGTTACGGATATTTGAGTACCACGAGGTAGGCACTCAGATGCCACCTAAACAGCCTGTCCAGAACATGGACAGCAAATATGTCACCAGACAGGAATATGACGATTTAAAGGGCAAATACGAAGCCATTATAAACCGATTAAATTCTTTTTCTGAACCTGTTAGAGCTAATACCGCGCAGGAATCAGCAGTCAAGGGAGGAAACGCAGATGAGTAATCCATTATTCAATGCCCTCGGTGGTGGGATGTCGCAGGGAAACGGGCCAATGCAGATGGTACAGCAGTTTATGCAGTTTAAACAGAATTTTAAGGGAGACCCGAAAGCAGAAGTTGAGAAGATGTTACAGTCTGGACGGATTTCTCAGCAGCAACTTAATCAAGTTCAGCAGATGGCAGGGCAGTTTCAAAACCTGCTGAAGAATATGAAATAGTACATTACAATCTGGCCAGATTGATGTAAATACACAATAAAGGAGATTATAACTATGGATGGAAATTATAGCTTAGCAGATATTGCCGCTGCTACTGGAAACGGTAGAAATAATGACGGCATGTTTGGCGGAGATGGTGCATGGTGGCTTATCGTGCTCTTCTTGTTCGTATTCTGCGGATGGGGAAACAACGGCTGGGGCAATAATGGCAATGGCGGCGGATATGCAGCCACAGCAGCTACTCAGGCAGATATTCAGAGAGGATTTGACAATTCCGCAGTAATCAGCAAGCTTGACGGAATTAACAACGGTCTCTGTGATGGATTCTATGCAGTGAACAACGGTATGCTTACTGGATTCAATGGAATCAATACCAACATCATGCAGACCGGTTTTGGAATCCAGCAGGCTATTAATGCCGACACTGCAGCGAATATGCAGAATATAAACGCTTTACAGGCACAGCTCGCGAACTGTTGTTGTGAAACCAGGGAAGCTATCCAGGGCATAAACTACAATATGGCGCAGAACACCTGCGCATTGCAGAACACCATGAACAGCAACACAAGAGATATCATTGATA